TGTTTACTGGATCGGTGGCTGGTTGCTGTGGCGTTGGCTGGCTGGGGTGGCACACCCCAATCTTCTCAGGGCGGACAGGGGATCGTGGCGGAGACGAGTATGTTTGGATGGCATTGCGAGGGGGGGGGAGAACATGTTTGCGTAAGCCAGCGAGGGGAGAACGGAAACAATTTTTCATAGCTTTGTAGGACCCGAAATCATGCACGGGGACACATGAATGTAAAATAACTCATTGTTGTCGATGTTCATTTAAAAAAAGGAGGGGTTAGATGTAAAGTAAACGACTGGTTTAGGTCTATAGTAGAAGAAATTAAAATAAACATATACAACTATATTATATATATTATACAGTATTTCTTGGGAAGGATCCAATCAAAAACAAAGGTCCAACGTCACAGAAACGTCAGGGTACCGTCACATAAAAATCCCTTCAAATGCCACTTACGGAAATACAAAAAGTGTTATATAATAAAATCATGGCGCACTCATTGCAGGGAGCTAACCATGAAACAAGGTAGACCTACCCCACTTCAGTCAGCGTGGAAGAGAGCCTACTACTGGTACATGTCACTACAGACACCAGAAGCAAAGGCAACGCTCGACCGCATCGAAGCCGAGTGCAATGCACTGGGCCTTGAGCTACCTTCGGTAACCGGGAGACACGAGTGTTCTCCCTCACGGTACAACTATCTAGCCCGTATATACAACATAGAAGGCCAAGTCACGGCTGAGGAGTGGGAGAGTCTCAAAGAACGATACGGCTATCAGTGTCTTTGCTGCCATACTGGGGACATTGTACTTGTGCCAGACTTCATCATCTCCTGGAGCAACAAGGGAACCAACACCATCGAAAACGTTCAACCACTGTGCCCAAAGTGCAATAAGCTCAAAGGTCGCCGACAGTATGACTATCGCATCCAATGGCTTACAGAAGAGGTCCGAGACATCGAAGATCGAACCAAGGTCGGGTCGGAGGCGGACATGGTTCAGCTTGAGTTGGGCCTGTGAGAGATTTCGATGGCACTTAGTGACTTAGAACTAGCATTCAGGGCAGCCCGAAAACTATGGCGTGAAGACTCCTCCCCTGCGAACAAGGTCGAAATGGACCGTCTCGGGAAAGAACGAAACGCCGTGCGCATCGCAAAACAAAAGGACTCAATGGAAGCCAGTCACAAAAGGTGCCAGGAAAGACGGGCAAAACATGAACAGGTGAAAAAGGACCGAGTTTCCACGTACCACGACCGGTGGTTAGAGGCAAGGAAACAAGTCAAACAATGGAGAGCTGAGCACCCACGCAAGACTTACATAACCACCCAAGTACGAGCCAACGCAGCACGAAGAGCACGTAAACATGGCACTGAGGGTTCGTACACGAACGAAGAATGGCAAACACTACTCGAGAAGTATGACAACAAGTGTATTTGTTGTGGAAAGGGAGACGAAGACCTTACTGCTGACCACGTCATACCTATTGCCGAAGGGGGAACCGACTTTATCACAAACATCCAGCCACTATGCCAGTCCTGTAACTCACGCAAGGGCACTCATCATACGGACTTTAGAAAGGAGTACCCAAAATAAACAACGCATATGACAAAGATCACCCAAATTTGATGACCTTCAGTACGGTGAATCAAACAACGGTTCCTATATAATCATATCATCAAGCGCGCGCATCGCACGCGTGCCACAATCACAACAAGGGCTAGACGCCCAAAAGAGAGGATGAAGGTAACATGGACAAGGTCGATGGAAAGACGCTGTACGACATCACGGGAGCTGCGGATTACGTAGACCTGGACACAGGCACGCTTCGCCAGCTCATGGCCAAGTTCGAGATGCAATCGGCCGCACACAAAGCGTTCGCGGCCGGCCTGGTCCCGAACGACACCCCAATCACCGGCATCAAGTCGGAATGGGCCACGTCGCTGAAGACGGGCAAGCCAGTCCGGGCCTTCCGCCTGGCCGACCTGGAAGCGTACCTGGTTCGCCCGAAGACGCAGGGTCGCAGTGGCGCGCCGGGCGGGGTCAAGTGGATGAAGGTCCAAGCCACCCCTCAGGCACTGGAAGCAATCCGCAACATGGAAGGCGTGAAGGAACTCAAGTCCGCCTTCAACTACGACCCCGTCCGCAACAAGAAGTACCGCATCGAACGCCAGCAGAGGGCCCGCCTGGCGAAAGCCGCCAAGACCATCGTCGTGCCGAGCGCCGAAGCCGCCGAAGTCTTCGCCGCCAAGTAGCCGACCAGTTCGCCGACGCATACACGGCCGGCGTCACACGAACTACGTCGGCCGTACAATCGAGTGTAAGTGCCAGCAGAGATGCTGGCCTTCACTCTTCACCGCCGAACCATTGGAGTTCGACGATGAAGCGTGAACAACGAGCACACTAAGGAGGTGCATCATGGACCAGGAGTTGAAGTTAGTAAAGGTCAAAAGCCGCACAGGCAGTCGCGGCGACGTCCACGATACGTACTCGCTAGTCGACGTAGTAACCAACACAACCCTCATGACCTTCAAACACTACGTTGAGTATTCGCTGGGAGAAGTTCCAGTATGTTACACCATCAAAGCGCCAGCGTCGATCGTGTCCGACGACGAGTTTGATGCGGGCGCACTCGCACCGGCTTGAACCCCCTAACAACTTGTCTTTAGGTGTTGGCTCAGGTAAGGGCGACGCTTCCAGGCTTCATACAAGTAGGCCGAAGGTGCTCCGGGAATGGAGTAGCTAAGGGAATAGAGCAAATAGCGTCGTCCTTACTTAGAGTAAGGCTAAAGGCGTCCTGTGAAGTTACATGGGGGTGTGCTCTGCGCATTCGATGGACACGCAGGTCGCCCGCGCCGATCTCTAGTGATCAGTAGGTACGTGGCCGGGCCTGTTGGAGTAAATGACCTGCAAGTCCACGTTCCTCTTACTGGCGGGAGTCGGGCTCACGAAACGTTTGTGGTTGGTCAGGCCTAGCTAGCCATACGCCACACAGATACGTAAAGCCGTTGCCCTAGAAGAACTGGTGATCACTAGAGATCGGCGACGACGACGAAGGTCGCTTAGCCTCCTTAGCAACTTAACAGGTCAGCAATGGTGACAGCCAGGCTGGGTGTTCTAGGCCATAGCAGGCCTGTTAGGTTGACAATGAAGGGAGAACGGGAACGACGGTATCAAGAGTCCAGGCTAGGGCCGACTCCCTGGCATACAAACAAACCTTTCCCGTTCTCCCTAACAAATAGCAAGTGAGCATTGCCTGAGTTGTGCAGACTCGGGCTATTATACTTTGACAAAGGAGTGATACCATGTCGAACATAACTGGACAAAGCGCCAAGGAGGTTTTGGCAACGGAGGAGGGTTTCTACGCTCTCCTATCACAATCGACCCGAGACGAACTCGAGGCTAAGCTCCCCGAGAGCGTCACGCCCCTGCTTCCCGAAGTGCTCAATGCACTTCAGGCACTGGGCGAAGTGGCGGACGCCGAAAAGTCCGGGGAGACGTTCACCCTCCAAGACTTCGCCCTCTACGTTAGCCTTGCCGAAGACGAAGACGAAGACGACGACGAAGACGAGGGCGGCGAGTAGGCGATGTTGGGTCTCTGCCATCGACGTCTGGGCAGGCGTCCGGGTGGTGGGGCCCTTGTCGGTAGCCGGGCGGCTTCTTTGTCTGCCGAGGTCGCCCGGCCATGCCACTAAGGAGGTAGTATGTCGTACAACAGTAGACGTGTTAGCTGGAGCGCAGCCCACAAACGTGAGTTAGCTCGGAAGCACAAACGCCAAGTCGAGAAGAAGACCCGGCGACGGAACACCCGGAGTACCTACAACCGCCACTAAGGAGGTAGCATGGTCAACTGGGAATTTACGCACGAAGACCTTATGGAAGCCGTTTTGATCATCCAGAAGCACACCTCCATCCTTCCTCAGATCGGATTCAGCGAGGAAGGCGAACTCCAACTCATCCTCAGGTGTACCAACGAACTCGCCCGCAGCCCCCTTTGGGTAGAACTCTCAGACGCACGACTTCCAATGCTCCTCGTTCCCGGAGATCCTTACTCTACACTCTACATCGGTGGCAAGCGGCACGACGAGCCAATCACCACTTGGCCATCTGAAGAGTTCTGTGAGAGGGCCGACCAGCTATACGACAGGAGAGGTTAACAATGATAGACACACACACAATCGTCGCGTTCGTTCTGTTTGTTGCCCTAATAGCCTGCGGGTTGTGCGTTCTCGCATACGGGGTCAACGCCCTCGTGTTGCTCCCCATAACCGGAGGGTAATATGTTACTACAGGGTGGCATCATCACTGGAGCCGAGATCAACCCAACTGACATGATCAGCGGACTCACAGTCGTGCTGATCATCGTCGTAGTCCTCTTCGTTGTAACCGTTCTCGTTTCGCACTAAAGAAGGTGGGGTACAACTATGACAGACAAGGTCCGAGATATTCTCAACGAGAAGGCAAAGGACTACGACACTCCTGCAGGCCAAGCTTGGGAGATAGTAGGCCAACTCCTCACTTGGTTCCAAGTACACGGATTACTTGACAAGATCCTACCAAGCGGATGGGGCTTTGTGTGGATCATCATCCTCGTCAAGCTAGTCAGACTGAGTCAGAGCCCCAATCACGCCGACAGCTGGCTTGACATTGCTGGGTACGCTACGCTCGTCTCGGACCGCCTCACCAAGGAACAAGTCAGCCAATGCAATACTATGTAGTTAGCGTCTGTATTACACTAGTCGCGCTATTGTCTGGATACTTCTACGGACGCAGAAGCTGGCTTGGAGCTGCAGTTGGTTTAGTCGGGAACATTCTCTGGATCGCATACTTCGTATGGATCGGACAGTATCCATTGATTCTATCGACCTGTCCGTTTCTGATCCAAAACGTTTGGAACCTTCACGTAATGCGCAAGAAATCGAGATAAGGCACCCACCTTACCTGGATCAGAGTCAAAAGATCGTCTTGTGAATCACAACAGTGGGGTGTGCTATGTGCGCTCCGCAAAGGAAGGTGTAACACGATAGCAAACGCTCTTATGCTCCTTGCGATAGCAGCAGGAATCTGGATTTTGGTAGTATCACTTGGACCGCTTGCGCCGTTCATACTTATCGGCGGAGCGATCATAGCGCTCATTGCCCTTCTGTTATGGAGGCAGACATGACAAAGTTGTATGTCGTTGGAAGCAAAGTAGAGCCACTACTCACGTTCTCGTCTCCACACAATACGGCCTTCTTCCAAGCGTCGTGGTGTCCGCAACCTTTTGCCTCGCTTCCAAAGGTACTCAAAAGGTGTCGGGTTATCCTCGACGTACAGCACATCTCCGATCACAGTGTTGCCGTTGCAAGTATGGAAGAGGTCGAGACGGCTATCAACGTTCTAAATCCCAACCTCGTTGTCATCCCCGACGTGCTCATGGACGCCGAAGCAACACTTCAGTCGGCAGTCACCTTCTTCGGAGAGATTCGTAAACTGTTCCCTCATCCATCTTTCAACTTCATGTTCGTTCCGCAGGGCAGTACTCTCCCCGAATGGAGACGTTGCCTTTGTGAGTTCTTCGGCTTGCCATTGTGGGGTACTAAACTTGTAACCACAATTGGTATCCCAAAGATCCTCCACAAGGTCGCAATCAACCAGGGTATCTCCGACTTCCACCGTTTCGAACTCCTTGGCTTCATTCCAAAACCCCTCAACATACACATGCTTGGGTGTTGGGGTGGTTGGCAAGAAATGGAAGGTCACCAATGTGTCGCGTCCTGGGACACCTCGTTGCCCGTTGCAGCCGCACAACGCAACCACTTTATGGCAACGGGAGACGTAAAATGGCAACTCCTCGAAGACGTAGAGGTTGAAGATCCTCGCGTCGTCACATCGAATGCACAGTTCCTAGCAGAGCGGTTGGGAGGCTAATATGTGGATCTACATTGATAGCAACTTCGTAACCAAAGTGGCTATTTGGATAATCGTAGTAGCCATAGCAACACTGGTCGAGAATCTCATTATCAAAGAGGCCGGCGTACAGCTCCCATCAAATCGCACGATACGCATTACGTATCTCCTTGCGGTCAAGGTACCATTTGCGTTCGTTGCCATACTTGCTGTTGTGCTCTTCTGGAAAGTGGGCTAACTTGGTCATGTCGGAGGGTCATGTTTCTTCTGTTGATGAGAGGTAGCAATGTACATACATGCATTCGATCCTGGAGAGAACACCGGCTACTGTCTACTTCAGTGCTGTTTAGGGGTAGGTCACATTCATGTTACTGGATCCAAAACGCTGACCCTCTATCAGGAGCTTGCCTGGGTTGCTGAAACCTTTCAGTCCACGAAGCCCAACATTGTCGTCATCGAGGCTTGGAGACTTTACCCGCACAAGGCGTTGAGCCAGATCGGATCGAAGATGCCAGCAGCGGAACAGGCAGGCATCATCAAGTACTTGTGTTGGCTGCACAATATCGAGTGGGTCGAACAAATGGCGTCGTGCAAGCAGGCGTTTGAGAGTCCGAACGTGATCGCACAGGTACTTCCAGGATACACGTTGCCAAAGTCCGAGCACGAGAAGGACGCACTGCGTCATGCGTTGTACTATTGGTTCAACACAGGGAGACACCAGTGAGCAATCAACTCCTTCCACTCCAAGAAGAGGGTGCAAACTTTCTTGCCAAGAGGATGGGTGCATTACTCGAGGACGAGATGGGTGTAGGCAAGACAGTTCAAGCCATCGTAGGAGCGATGCGGGTGCCCATCGCAGGCCCTATTCTCGTGATCTCTAGACCACTCAACATTGAGTTCTGGACGAAGACTATCAACACGTGGGATCCGTACGCTGAGGTCGAGGTCGCTACGGGAGGCGAGTTTGATTACAGTAAAGTCCATAGCTGGTTCAGTGGCAACGGAAGTGGTAGACGACACTACCTCATTATCTACCACGAGATGTTGATGACGCCACGCTCCAGACAAACACACGTTGTCCTCAACGACAGGGCTGCCATCCTTAGGCAACTTGGTGTGTGGAGTCTCATTATTGCCGATGAAGCACACCGCTTTGCCTCACGCTCAGCGCAGATGACGAAGTCCTTGTTATCCCTTCAGACCCTACGCAAGTGGGCACTTACAGGGACGATGATGGACAAGTCGCCCAGAGATTACTGGACAATCCTCCATTGGTTCAACAAGGAGAGATTTGGGTCGTTTTGGACATTCGCCAAGATGTACACAAAGGAGAGATGGTACAAGCATCGGAAGACTCTTGTGTCAATCAACACCCAAGCATTTGCCAGGGAGCTCGAGCCATACCGCCTGCGTCGAACTAAAGTCGACGTGAGACCTGACATTCCCACAATCACAAGTGCCGTCGTCAAGGTCGCAATGACGGAGGAGCAAGCCGCTCTCTACAAGAAAGCTAAGGTTGAGACCTTCCTGCCAACGCACCCTGACCTTGACGATCCCTTGTTTATCAGTGGTGCACTAGCAAGGATTGCCTACCTTAGACAGATTGCATTGGACCCTGGTCTCGTGGGAGCAGTTGACATCATCTCTGGTAAGGCAATGTGGCTCTACGACTTCTGTGCGCAACATGGTGAGCCCATGGTAATCTTCACTACGTCAAGGGAGTTTGCGAATACCCTTCCGACTTTACTCGATGGCTTCGAGGCGATCAGTGGTAGCGTGAAGGTCTTTCAGCGAATGCAGGTCGTTAAGAGATTCCGAAGTGGAGCCATCCGTGGTATCGTAGGTACAATCGCAACGATGTCCGAGTCGATCAACCTCAAAGAGGCTAAGATGGCGATCTTTGCTGACTCGCACTGGTCGACAAGATCAATGGATCAAGCCGCAGCCCGTATCCATCGCATCGACTCGGAACATCCCGTCGAGATCTTATACTTGCAGACTCCAGGAACGGTCGATACTCTTATCGCCAGTACGATCGACGAAAAGAGATCGGTAAGGTATCTTCTCGAATCCTACCTCAAACACATTAGAGAGGAACGTCGCATCCTATGAGACGATGTTTCAAGTTCCTATGTACACAGTATAGATAGGAGGTGTGAGATAGAATTCCATATTTCAGACATCAAGAAGTTTAAGGCATGTAGGCAGGACTGGAACTACTCTAGTCCCTTGAGAATGAACCTAGCGCTACACAGGACACCGATTCACTTCTTTCTTGGTAAGGGTGTGCACTATGCGCTCGCCAGTTACTATGAAACGGGTGAGACTCCCGTCGACGCCTTCGATAGGTGCGTCGCGTTCTTCAAGCAGCGTGAAGGTCATCTCTGGGGGGCAAAGACTGTTGAAGCGGTTCATCTTGGGCATGCAATGTGCATGTCATACCATTCATGGGTCACGGGCCCTCTGCAACCAGACTTGAAGTGGAAAGTTCTCGCAACGGAGATCTCCTTCGGACCAATACGGCTTCCCGTTCCCTATGCACCATACTACAGCATGAAGTACAAGCTCTCAGGTCGCTTCGACCAAGTCCTAGAAGACAAGGATGATGGTAACCTTTGGCTTCGCGAGTTCAAGACGACGTCCAGAGCACCCGTTCAGAGTTGGTTGGACAACGACGACCAGCTAACTAGTTATGCGTGGGCAATACAGCAAGTGCTTGGTAAGCCGGTGGTAGGAATCCAGTACCGCTTCTTGATGAAAAAGGCACCCGAGAGCCCTCCGCTAGTACAGAACGGTAGCCGCCTGAGCAAGGCTATACACTCTAACCTGGCGACGACTTACGACCTCTACCTGGCTGCAATCAAGGAGCATGGCTTCAACGAGGCCGACTACAGAACCGAACTTGACGAACTGTTGTGGAAGGGATGGAGCGAGTACATCTTCGAGATTCCATCCATGCGTAGTCAGAGTGCTCTACAGGTCGCCGCCGGCAACCTCTACCTGACGGCTCACGACATGGACCACAACCCAACTATCTATCCTTCGCCGGATTGGATACGTTGTCTGTGGTGTTCATTCAACTCACCATGCCAGGCAGCTCAGGAGGGCCATCCGGAGTTAGAGGAGAAGATCCTGGCCGAGGAGTACGGCCCCCAGTACCGCGAGAAGACCGAAGAGATTGATGCCTTCATACCAGGCGACGAAGGTGACGGGATCGACGCAGACCTTGTTGCACAAGAAATAACCTTTGACGAAGGAGGATGAAGTGAACCGAATCGTGTCGTTGGTTTTGCTAGTCGCATTCTTACTAACCTTCGCAACCGCGTGCGATGACGAACCAGAGTTCTGTAAGGGAGATGCCGTGTGTACGAGTGGGGCATGTGGTGGTTGCGAAGCCAAGATTGTACTAGGAGGTGCATTATGCACCCTGGCAGCTTACCTCAGCTGGGTAGTATCTACCCAAAGGCAAAGTTTTGGGTCTTTGCACGTGGCCCATTCTGTGTCTCTGGCACAGTTACTTGGGTTCACGCTGACGAAGACAAGAACATCGTCTTAGGTAACGGGTTTGCAGGGGCGTTTGATTGCATCGCCTCCCTGTTCGACGGCGAAAGGGCAGAGTTCGACGTTGCGGGTGGTCGTCTGAGCTTGTACCTAACACTTGGTGTGGGATGAACAGGGATGACGTGTGGGTTGTCGACGATAAGCCAGGTAAGTACCAGAAGGAAGCCATACGAGATGGCTATCTATGGGACGAGGTCCGTGGGCTCCCTGTTCATCGAGCCCTTGCCATCGACTTTGTAGACTCCCGGACCTTGGAATCGTGGGAGCATGTCCACCACATAGATGGTATCAAGTCGAACAACGACCCACACAATCTCATCATCATTCACAAGTGGATACACCTAGCGATACACGCAACAATCGCGATGGCACCGTATTTGCTACGGTCCGGGATTTCACCGATGCAACTAAGAGGTCCGGATTCGCTAGTCGGGCTCTTGCGAGAGGCAGGAGTACCGTTCATCTGGCTAGGAGAAAAGAAATGAGGTCATTCAAACCTGAATCGGCGTTCGCGAAAATTATGTTCTATGGTGACCCAGGAACAGGAAAGACAACGCTCCTGGGGACGGGGATGGAAGATCCTCGTACGACTCCAATGCTTTGGTTAGATTGTGGTGGCAACCCGGAATCGATCCGCCACAATGCACACCTACCAACCATCCTTCATATTGACAGAATCGACGACCTCAACGCTCCGCATGACTGGCTGCTCAAAGGTCAACCCGACAAGCACCCTTTCGTCACCATGTGCGAGAAGCTCGAGGTCCAGCTCACACCCCCATACAAATCTATCGTTGCCGTCGATTGTATGACTGAACTCCAACGCATGTACATCAAGAAGTTCTCCGGCAACGCTGACAAGCATCCCGGCGACGAGCTAGCGGCGGTGGAGCTCCGCGAGTGGGGTACCACTCTGATGGCGCTCATCAACATGATCTCGCAGTACAAACAGCTACCGATGCACGTTTTCACTACATGCCACGAGGACGAGCGGAGGGACAAGAGTGGTGCCTACCTTCGTTCTACTGTCTGGCTATGGGGTCAGGGTAGGGTCGAAGTTCCTGCCTACATGTTAGCACAGATCCGCCTCGTCCGCACAAATGAGATCCCGGCCGACATGAGGACCAAGCTGGCTGAGCGTGGCCAATCCGACGCAATCAACATCGCGTACTTTGATCAGCTAGGTCCATTCGACGCCAAGCAACAGTACGTGGCAAAGAGACTAGGATGGATGCCTGCTCCAACCCTGAGCAAGGTCCTAGACGTACTGGAGATCAAGTAGCGTGTTCAGCCGTGGACCTCGGGATAGGACGAGGCTCCTACGGCTTGCACAAACCAAACCCAAACGAAAAAAAGGAGTAACTGAACATGTCTGACCTTACCGTTCATGATCCAATCTTCCCCGTTCCCAGCGCGACTATCGAGGAAGAGTTCGTAGTCATCACACCTGCCGGCGGCGGGGCCGAGAACGATGCCGACGAGTTCGTGGTCGACTTTACCGGTGTTGGTGAGATTCCGGTGGGAGTTGCCCTCCTAAAGGTTACCGGCATGAAGGGTGCAACCTCAACAGCCGGCAACAGGATGATCAACATGGAGTTCACCATCATCGACATGCCAGCATCGCCCCAGTTCATCAACAAGAAAGTCTGGGAGACTTGGATGCTCGAGACGGACGCCAAGTTCCGGACCTACGACGGCTACGAAGCCTTCACCGGCGTCGAGCCCGAGAAGGGTTCCTTCCGTATCGTCAAGAGCGAGGTTCTGGGGCAAGAAGCTTGGTGCCGACTGGAGTTCAAGAAGGCGGCCAAAGCCGAGTACCGCGACGCAGCCCGCATCGCCAGGTACGGCGCCAAGTCACCTTACGACGCCTAAACCCAAACTCACCTAGAATCCAGGGAGCCAGCCTATCCTGGCTCCCACGAGGCATCATGTTTGATATCATCTTCAAGGATCCACCTCAGGGTACGTTCATAGAGATATGGCAACCAGCGATCAGCCCCCCTCGCAGGTACATTCCAGCTTCAACGGAATTCATCGATACAGGTAACACAGAGATAGACACATACTTCGGTGTCGCCCTTCGTAAATCTCGAGGGTCCGAGAAGGCCGACGTCTACGGAACTAGAGTTCTCTGGGTCGACGTCGACAATACAGAGTTCAACATCAACCAATGTACCTATCCACCAAGTATCATCGTGCACAGTGGTGGTGGATGGCATCTGTACTGGGCGCTCACTACCTGGTGTGTTGACCAGGAGGTTATCGAAAATGCAAACAAAGCTCTTGCTGACGACGTTGGGGGTGATTCGTGTTTCAACGTCAATCGTTTTCTACGTGTTCCAGGTACAATCAATACGAAATATTCTGGTGTTCGGGCTCAGCTTCGCCAGCAACGCCAAGTGGCGTATGACATTTGCGACTTCAAGGTACTTGCAGCTCTCGATGGTAAGACGAGACATAAGGTTAGAACTGGAGACACCAGAGGTTATGGAGGTGATCGATCGCGCCGTGACTGGGCAATCATTACATCTCTTCTCAATAGTGGAGCGTCAGAACGACTTATCCGAACGCTTTATACGTTTCAACCCTGCGGCGATAAGTATCGTGATCCCCATACTAACGCCGAAGACTATATTGTACATACTTTGGAACGGGCTCACGCGAAGGGTGAGGCCAAGAAAACGTTCGGGATAACAGAAACCGATACAGGTTACTTCATAGAAACAGCCAAGGGTCGCCGTCCCCTATCGACATTCATCTTAGTGCCCACTCTACTCTTGCAGGGTGATACCGATGAAGACAAGAATGCAGAAGATGCAATAGTATGTGATGTCAAAGCAGAAGGTCATGTATGGATGGAAGTCAAGTTCCGTCGTAGTGCTTTCAACAGTCGTAGAGACATTGACAAGACGCTGAACGCGTTGGCGTGGGTTTGGCTTGGTAAGGACGATGACATCAGAGCGCTACTCCCGTACTTACTTCAACAACTCCAAGATAAGGGCCTACCCAAGACCCGAGCAACCACAGTCCTCGGTCGTCACAAGGAGTACTATGTTGGGCCAACACAATGTATCTCCAAAGATACTTGTGTCGATGGTGTACAGGCTCCCTACGTGTATCTCGACCTCGGAAGGGAACATCCTCGTACTCGGTATATCCCCGACGAGGGGGGTGTTGACTGGAAAACAATTCCGCAGATCAACGTCCCTGAAGTCATTTGGCCAATTATTGGTTGGTACATGGCCTGTCCGTACAAGACCCACTTCGAAGCCGAGAACCTTAGGTTCCCCATTCTGAACTTGTATGGAACCAAAGGCTCCGGGAAGACCGCGACCCTACGCATAATGCAGCGCCTAATGGGGTACTGTGAACCGCGTACATGGGATTGCACCACGACACGCTTTTCGATGTTGGCGATACTAGGCTCGTCGAATACAACTCCCGTCTCGTTCTCTGAATATAGAGCATCAATCCAACAGACGATATTGCGGTTCATCCTTATGGCATACGACTCTGGTCATGACGTTAGAGGTCGTGCCGACCAGACAACAACCGACTACCCACTCATTGCTCCATTCACAGTCGATGGTGAGGACCAGGTTGCAGACGCTGCAGCTATGGAAAGGATAATAGCAGTCCACCCCTCTCCATCGACAATCGTAGAGGGGTCTGAACATTACCATCAGTTCCTTGCCTTGGAGTCTCAACCTCTTGAACAGTTCGCGCTTGGGTATATCCAACATACACTGAAAACAGCACTTAGCCCTTATCTTATTCGGGCCCGAGAGTTAGTACTCAAAGCGTTTCCCATGCCGCTACCGACTCGTGTCAGGAACAACATGATTGTGATCACCGTCGGCGTCCTTTCATTTTGCGAACATACAAACGTATTGGTACCTGACATGGGGGTGTGCCTTGACCACGCTCTAAGGAGCGTCTGGACGCCGGAGATGGGTCGCGGCAAAGTGGCAGCAGATGAGTTCATCGAGGCTGTCGTGAACAATGCGGCACGGAGGAGGACTGACTTCTTCTGGAAAATGGAAGGTTCGGGGATACTTCGTTTCCAACTGGCTACGGCGTACTTCTGGTGGCAAAGGAATCGTAGGCTTGCTGGTGCCCCCGTACTCGACCGAGAAGCAATCAAGCAACAGCTGTATGAACGAGACGTCGCCACAGGGAACAAGGGCCAGTACATAGTCAAGCCCACGAATGTAGATGGTATGTGGGCCTTCGGGATTGACCTGACTAAAGCGGCCGAGTCGGGTCTTGACATCTCCACCAACATTCTCCGGGCCAATGTCGAGACATTCGAGGTGACATAATGGCTGACACACTAGCAGAAAAGGCAAAGAGACAAGAAGCACAAAGGCTCGCGAAGCTAAAGGCTGAGCTCGCGAAGATGAGGAAAGAGAAGCGACCCAAACCTAAACAAGGAGGTTGAAATGGATGTCAGAGATCGCTACATTCTGAGGAGTTGGTGGAAGAAACTAGAGGAACTGGGTTCCGCCGCTACTGAGTTGGAATCCCCATATCAGGCAGAAAAAGCAAACGTACGGGCAGAGGTCGTCGTAGACGGTGAGACGAGGATCTACCAACTCAATCGTGGTACTCTTCAATTCAACAAAGTACGGAAGTAGCCACGCCAACGGCTTGTTGGCCATTCGGTTCGAAAGGGTGCAAAAATGTCGAAAGCAATGGTTCTATTATCGGGTGGGATCGACTCAGCGACGACCCTCGCTATGGCGCTGAGGGCCTGTGACGAGGCTGAGGCCGCGTCGTTCTACTATGGGTCGAAGCACAACAACGTGGAGTCAGACGCAGCTCTGGCTGTCGCAAAGTATTATAAGATCAAGAGGCACTACATCGTGTTACCGGACATCTTCGGTGGTGCGGGGAGTGCTTTGATGGGCGAAGTCGAAATGCCTGTCTTGACTTACAAGGAGATTGACGAGGGCGTTGGCCCCTCGCCGACCGTCGTGCCGTTTCGCAACGCCAACATGCTCTCCATGGCAACAACGCTTGCGATTACCAACAAGTGCGACTTCGTCTACGCTGGCATGCATGCAGAAGACGCACACCACTGGGCTTACCCAGATTGTAGCCCGGAATTCATCGGTGCGATGGCCAACGCCATCTATGTGGGCAGCTACCACGAAGTTCGCCTCATAACTCCCATTGAATGGATGATGAAGGCTGATGTTGTGTACTCCGCACTCCACTTGAAGGTGCCGCTAGGTTTGACCTGGTCGTGTTACGATCCCAAATTACAGACCGAACCCAGTACAATCAAAGGATACCTACCAGTGGCATGTGGCAAATGTCCGACTTGCGTGGAACGAATCAACGCCTTCAAGGTGAATGAACTGATCGACCCAATCGTGTACGACATCCCAATCGAGTGGCCAGACTGGTTTTGTCGCTACCCACGGTTTCCAGGTAGCGAGGAGGTTTGACATGCCATACATGCGAATAGGTAAATCGTATACTTTCGATGCTGCACATCAGCTCGAAGGGCACATGGGCAAGTGTCGTAACTTGCATGGTCACACCTACACCGTCGAGGTCTGGCTTAAAGGAAGCGTTTACAAAGTGCCTGGGGCCACCGATGATGGAATGGTGATGGACTACGGCGAGCTCGATTCGTTTGTGAAACCGATCATCGATGCCATGGACCACTCCTTCCTCACCAACGACTACGAGTCCACGTACTTAGCGTTGATCCTCCAGGGAACAGAACTCAAGTATTTCCACTTGGGCGCGCGAACCACGGCCGAGAACATTGCGACCTACATTGGAGATGCATTAGTCAAGGCTATGCCATCCAACATCAAAACGCTAGGCGTGCGCGTCTCGGAGACCCCAAAGTCGTTTGCTGAGTACGTCGTGAGGGTAGACCAATGTTGATCTGGATTGGCGTTGTTATATTTGTCATTGTACTCTTTGCAGTGATCTCGGCAGGAGGCTAACATGAAGGTCACACTTCGATTTAGTAATGGCAACCACGCTTCGACTCTCGATGTCGACTGCATTGAAGTAATCCCAGAACCCAATACCAACATCGAGATTCACAACGGGTTCTTTGCTAACCGACTCATAGATGTTACCTTTCCTCGAGGTCAAGGGGTCGTCATCGAGTATGCACAACTGATAGGCCCCGAGGCAGCGAGAATCACGGTACACGCGATGAACGAGGAGGCTAAGCATGAACACATATCCGATCAATGAGGTGTTTGGCCCAACGTTGCAAGGCGAGGGTGTGTTCGTTGGTCAGATCGTGAAGTTTGTACGATTTACTGGTTGCAACTTTAGCTGCGATTGGTGTGACACCAAGTACGCAGTCGACCCAAAGTACCCGGGATGGAGCGTAATCCATATGACAGTCGGCGAGATCGTCGAATCGCTCAGGGTACTCCCCGGCGAAGCAGGCTGGGTTGTACTCTCGGGAGGGAACCCCTCACTATTCCTCGACGACGAGTTGGTGATGGCCTTACACCAAGCGGGCTACAAGATATCGATGGAGACACAGTGGATTCCCAAGTACACCAACGCCGTCATCGCTATCGACCACTTGGTCTATTCACCAAAGCCTCCCAGTAGCGGAATGAGATCGATGTACGACAGAGAACAATGGGATATCATCGCACAGGTCGTCGTCGATCGCTGTATCAAGAGGGGTAAGGGCTCAACATCGATAAAGACTGTCATCTTCACTCGCGACGATCTTGGGTTCGCGAAGATGGCTGAGGAGGAGATCACAGTCCGTGTACCCATGGATGACGGCTGGATTCCATTGGTTCTCTCCGTAGGCACACCCCTACAATCAGACAACATTGTCACCGACATTGTTGCGTCAACCCTCAAGATTCTCGACATGGTCAAGGCGGATCCGTACTTCAAGAACCATAGGATCGTGCCCCAGTTACATGCAATGCTCTGGGGCCGAAGAAGAGGAGTATAGTGGATTACTTACTCTATGGATTGTGTGTTATAATCTCGGTAGAGTTCGCCATACTCAACTGGCTTGCTGACAAAGTAACGAAGCTGTTCAGAAGGCGGCGATGAACCTCGGGGCCTACACGACGATGGGTGGACTCGTCGGACTGACCCTCATAGTTATGTTACTCGTCATTGCAGCCGAGGGGGTGGTTAGCCAGACCATCGACTGGTTAACAGTACAATATAGGAGATGGAAACATGACAAAAAGAAAGCCCAACACCGCCACGAAAAGTGACCAGGATCTTATGGTGACCATCCTGAACCACATGTTCCCAGAGTTCAGGTGGGATGACTCAGTAGAGCGTACGGCGGAGAGATTCCTCGCGTACCTCGAAGAGTACTCGATGGCGGCAACGTTCGAGCCACCTTTCCAAGCCACAGTATTCCCTACCAAAGTGAACCAGATGATTGCTGCTGGTCCAATATCCTTCAGTTCCATATGTAAACACCATCTATTGCCCTACGTGGGCTATGCATGGACAGCATACCTCCCCAACAAGCTCATGATTGGTGCAAGCAAGATGCCCCGCATCGTTCAATGGTGCGCGACAAAGCCCACGACACAGGAAGAGCTCACCGCCGAGATCGCAACGTACCTAAAGAACAAACTCGAAGCCCAGGGTGTTGCTGTCATCATGGTGGCCAAGCATACCTGTATGTCGTGTCGTGGAGTTCGTGAACGCGAGGCCAATCTCGTTACGTCCGAGATGCGGGGGGCCTTCCTAAGCAATGCAGCCGCCAAGGCCGAGTTCATGCACTTCGTGAGGCTGCCATGAGCTGGTTTCTATCGGGATTGGCGACGGGAGTAGGACTGCTCTCAATGTGGTACTACGGAAAGAGATCCATACTGGGACCTTGGATCAGCATACTCTCGTGCATCATCTGGTGTGTGTTCATTGGCTACACCCAACAGTACCCGTTGCTAATCTCGGTAGTACTCAACCTCATCATAAGCCTTGTGAATTTGTGGAGGATGTCGAAGAATGGAAAAGGCCCCACACGCTAACTGTGATGCATGTCCTCTCCGACAGCAACCCATGGTTCCGACGGAGCTGCATGAGGGTGCTAAGTACTGGATTGTTGCCGAGTCGCCGTGGAAGACCGAAGTAGATCAAGGATTAGCCCTAGTAGGTCAGTCAGGACAGTTCTTCTGGAAGACGTCAGGCCTGTCTCGTGAAGAATGCAACATCACGAACGCAGTATTATGTATGCCTCCAGCACTCGATGAAACTAAGAAAGAGATTCTGGAAGCTGCGGCTTCGTGCTGCCGCCCTCGTCTCTTATCCGAGCTCACACCCCTACCTACTCTTATCACTGGTGAAGTTGCACGCGATGCTGTTCTAGGTCCTGAGGACAAGCACACCTCCAAGACAACAATCCATGGCCGCTGGGTTGGCAATGCACTGAGCACATATCATCCCAGTGCGGTTATGCGTGACCCCGATATTGCCCGAGATTATCTTACAGATTTGCGTAAGTTCAAAAAAGGCCCAAAATCGCCTTTATCTACACCAGGTTTTGAAGTAATAAAAGACTTAGGCAAATTACTAGGATTTTCTGAATATTCGTATGACCTAGAGACCGACCAGACGAACTTCATGTCTGATGACATTCTCTGCATGGCGGTTGCCGTCGAAACAGGAAAGGTCTTTATCGTCCCCGGAGCACACCCCCAGACTCCAGGTGACCTCCTCTACTCCACTAAAGACTCCGTGTTCTGGAAAACGTTCTGGTCTCAGCCACAGGCACAATACATTGGACACAATGCCAAGTTCGATATGAAGTTCCTTCGCTACCAACTCGAACATGGCGCCGTGTGTACTTTTGATACGATGCTTGCACACAATGCACTGGACGATCGATCCGAAAAGGAAGAAGGATCCGCGACTCGGGCTCGGTCATATCATGACCTAAAGGGCCTAGCTGCTAAGCACCTCGATGTTCCTGACTACGAAGTCGGACTCCATCAGTATCTCAAGAGCCGGAACGATCAGTACTCTAAGATACCATGGGGTGTGCTCTGCCAGTACGTCGCATGGGACGTCACGTGTACACTTGGCCTCAAGCACATATTTGAGGCCCAGCTTCGGGGAACACCTCCCGGTAAACTCTTCTACGAGACCCTTATGCCTATGGAGGAGATGTACACCCAGGCTGAGATTGAGGGACTGCAGGTTGACAGAGAGTACCTCCAGAAGGAAGGTGACGAGTTCAATGTAGAGCTCGCCCAGATCGAGAACGAGTTCCTTGCTATGGCCTCTCCCCACGTTACGAACCTGAACTCTCCACCTCAGATGTCCCACTACTTCTACGACGTACTTGGGCTACCACATCCTGAGGGTCGAAAGGTAAAACCTAACTCGACGAATAAGGACGCTCTGATGCAACTAAAGGGCAAGCATCCTGCGGTCAGCCTCCTGTCAAGGCATCGTAAGATCGAGAAGATGAGGGCGTCATATGCTGACAACCTTCTCGAGGTACTCGACTACTACGACTTGGCGCACTACGACACCAAGATTGGTGGAACGGAAGTGGGTAGGATCTCGGTTAGAAACCCTGCGATCCAGACCGTTCCCCGTTCGGGTGAACCCTATGGCAAGTTAGTCAAAGATGCGTATATTGCCCGGAAGGGGTGTGTCCTCCTTGCTGCAGACGTCTCCCAGGCTGAACTAAGAGTTGCAGCGGCCTACTGTGGAGATCCGTTCCTCATTGGTGTATATCGGGATGGTAGGGACCTTCATACTGAAGTTGCCATCGCAATGTATGGTCTGAAGTATACCAAGGAACAGCGAGTCCTGTGCAAGATGTTCAACTTCTCGTGGGTGTACGGTGGCAACGAGTTTAGCTTTGCGCAGGATGCTGGCTTACCTATTGACGTTGCTAGAAACTTCGTTGCTAAGTATAACAAGCTTATGCCCGTTCTCGTCGCGTTCAAAGGAGAGTGCTTCGATACAATGAAGAAGAAGGGGTATGTCGAGTCGAGGTTTGGTAGGCGCCGCCGAATCCCTTACATCAACGACGTAAACATCAAAGATGCAAGGAAAGCGGCTCTGCACGCGTTGGTGGCAGGCTCTGCCTCTGATATGGTTGAGCATGCAGCGCTAGACATTAGACCCGTGATTGCTGATGTGTGTCATGGCAACTTTAGAATGTCCGTCCACGATTCAATCATATTTGAGGTACCAGAGCAGTATAAGGACGAAGCTGCTAGACTGGCTGTGGGGGCTCTACTCGATGCGGGAGGTAAGTACTTCCCTGAAGTAGTGTGGAAGGCAGATGCGGAGGTTGGTTATAGATGGGGTACAATGGAAAAGATGCACGTATAACCGAACTACTCAGTAGGACACACTTCTATGTTGATCCTAGGGGATATATATGTGTCCATCTGTACACCTCATCACAAATGGATGCAGACTGTTTTGCTAGGACCTTCGATGGCAATGTGAGTAGGCACAAAGAAATCTTCGATGTGTCACTCTACCACAGATCGAAGATTGAGAAGCTCTGTTTGAGAGTCGTAGATTCTCAGGGGCTAGAACCTGAGTTTGTTGCCATCGCGAAGCTCGTTCTCCTTTACTGCAGAGAAACGGATCCCACTAAAAGGATTGTTATATCAGTAGTAATCAAAGCTGCCCTAGCACCTGTGGGATCTGTGTCATAACACCATCCCTGACCCACCCTTCATGATTCGTGTCTTTGCCTGGCCATGCCAGACAGAATGCGTATGCTGCTTTCATACCTTTCAACTTCTTTAGAAACTCGGTGTACATCAGTGCCTTGTCTACATCTGGTACGATGGGGCTGTTACAGCTGTACTCTGTAAGCATCAGGAGTTTGTTCGGGAACAGCCTCTGTACCGATCGCCAATACATCCCGCCATCCTCGGAGTCCATCTGCCAGTGACCAACTCCTCGATCTTGCCAGTACGAATGCACCCCAAACCAATCGGCCCCCGCAACCGCTGCGCTGGCTTCTTGTATGAACCTGTCACTCGCAGCGCACCAGTCTGTATTCGTGAACTGAGGCGATAGTCCAGGAAAGCCAAATAATGCATTCGGCATTGTGCGTCGCAGGATAAGGCACACCTCATTGAACCATTCCCCAAACTTCGCTCCGTTGGCCCAGTTCCACTTCCAACCTTCTCCAAGCAGATTCGGTTCGTTGTGCACCTCGAAGTATCGAATCCCTTCACTGTAAAAGACAAGCGCAGGAGTACCGCAGTAGTCAACGAATTGTTGGGATGTGAATGGGCTGTCGACATTTGCGGGGAACATCAAGCGTGCGATTACAGACTTGATGCTTGCAACACTTCGTACCTGGTCAACAAGTACACGCGCTTCCTCTGGATCCTGGACCGTGAGCAATTTGGCAGTTGGCACCCTGCTGACACGTAATGCTTCAATTTCTACTGAGGTCAGAGGACGTGCTTCTGCAGTACTAACTCCGCTCAGTGCGGTCGTGGTGGTTGGTGGCTCTATAGGAGGTTCTATGGGTGTGCCTTTGTGAAGCACCAACATGGCACGGTCGGGATTGTTGTCCTGCTCGTGACACTCGCCCCACGCCACGTCGAGGTTAGGCTGAACGACCGCCGGCAAGTTATTCGGGTCGTGAACTTTGATCGTACCATCTGATAGGTATCCGACAGGTACGACGTAGTGAGGGCCTAAGTAGGGTGTGCTCTTGCCCGGTTGATTGATATATCGCGCGTTGACCAATAAGATTATGCGTGCACCATCTCGAAGCATCGCTCGCAAGATGTACAGTGTCTGGTCACGCTTGTCTTCGAGATAGTATCCAAAGGCAACTGCCGCAGTTTGCAGTTGTGCAAATGAGATTGGTTGGCCAGGTTGAGCACCGGTCTTGCGAAACACGTCGTTGACGGTGACATCCTCGTCATAACTGTTCAGGCCCATTGCCAGACAGGCAGCTCCACAATCTGTAGACGAGTCATTTGCGGACACTTTGTTGTTCTGAGACATGTACGGAATGCCTACCTGAACATCACTGTCAACTGGAGTCTCTGGTGCTATTGGGATCAACTGCGTCACAATCTCCTGGAGCGTCGGGATCGCGTTTTCAAGGTTCACGCTCCCGCCACCAAAATTGTAATCACCAAGCTCAAACATGGCCGTGCCAAGCAAGTATGCATCTTTAGCAGCTTCCTGCAAATACCAGAACATATCTTGCTGTCTGATTGACTTGCCATACTCATGATAAAACTCTGGGCAATATGTTTCGGTGCTGTAGACATAAGGCATTAGCCGATTATTGGCGTCTTGTATGGATTTCCACAAGCGCCAGCGCAAGGCCGAGCCTGCAACATAAGCGTCTTTGAATAGAACATACTCAGGCGTTGCTGCTCCGTCATGCAGGGCGAGAATGTGCCCGCGCTGCGCCATCTCATCCAGGAGTGGCGACATCATTTCTATGAATACCTCTGTCGGCGTTCCGCTTGAAAAGCCGCCAATGGCAAGTTTGATTCCACCATATTGTGTGTCGGCCAATCTCATGCACTCGCGCGAAAATGCAATGAGATTTGTCATTTGCAAAACGTTGGATGGATTGGGTTCATTGTATGGCTCGTAAAAATGTGCCTTGTTGAATCGCCAGATTCGCCAGCAGCCCTCCATCCAACCTTTTGCTATCGTTGCAGATTGGTCAGGAGGCCACGAGTAATCATAGGGTGGGTTATCACTGTACTCATCCCATTTTCCATTCGGAAAGTGGTATTGAGCGTCTGTACGCCATACCACATAGCTTTTGTCAGAAGCTGTCGTAGTTTCGAGTCCCCCACCATTCTTGAAACATTTTGTCCCGCTGACAGCGCGACCAGCGACAGCACAGTTTCTTAGGAAATCACTAAAGCCGTTGCGTGAACCGATGCTTACATGAAATCCAAACATGGTTGGTGGACGAATGTATCCAATCATTTGCTATTCCTCTTCACAAGAGGCAACCTGATGTAGTTGAGTGGATAGTAGACAAGAACACGTAGTTGCGTTTGATCCACATAGACGTCTTGATTCCACCTAGCATAGTTACCATCGTACAATGCAGGCCAGAGTGTTGATGGTTGCGACCAATCTGGTCGAGAATAGATGAACACTGTCACATTCCGAGCGACAGCGGTTGCCGTAGCAGCAAACGAATACCAAATATTAGGTGAATTCTTATCGATTCGTTGGGCGTCGCCTTCAGGTGACCAGACAACATTTGTGCTAGAAGGTGACGTACCACCCATTGGATCAATGCCAACTTTGAGGTGCATCGCAGTTGGTCGGTCACTTCGCTGACCTTTCGAACAGTTTGCCCAGTCCAAACACTGGAACGCTTGAATATACGCACTGAACGTCCCCACGTTTCCTTTTCCGACTTCGACTGTTTGGAAATACCAGAACTCGCATTGCCTTCCTACACATATCACTTTGGCGCTTGCATCGCCCTCTTTAGTTCTGAGACCTCCATGCTCAATAGCAAGTACTCGATCGGCTTCTGGCATCATCCAACTGCACCCCTCATCGTTAGAACACTTACCACTCTCCTGGACACAATTCAGTGGGCAAGTGTAGGTGCATCCTGGTTGATCATGAGTACAAGGCGGATGAGGCGACCATCCAAACGACCAACCCCAAGGGAGTTTAACTGTTGAATAATCTCGTGTTTCTTCGTATGGCGAGTTCATTCCACCATTAGTCGTGGCATCTGCTATAACGATTGGTACTTGTAGTGGCTGAACAACCACTACCGGAGGTAGAGTAGCTGGTACCGCCGGCGTTGCCAAAGGAGATACAGGAGGTGTCAGCGTGACCAACGGACTAACAGGCGGCGTGACCGAAGGCGTGATGGGAGCAGGCGTGACAGTGGGTGTGCATGCCCCAACAAGCAAGACAAATACAAGGAACATCATAAAGTGTTTCATTTCTTCTCCTTTGCCAGTTTGGTAGTAGTTACTTTGTCACAGAGTGTGGAAATCCACTCTGCCCACGCGCCAAGCCAATCATTCTTGTTGGCACACAGGTCAGCAAGCCACTGGAAAGCGTCTTCTGGGAAGTCGCAGTCTATAGTTACACCACCCGACTTGCCTAGTTCTCTGAGATCGACCTGTGCAGGAATCTCCTGTGCAGCGATAGCATACTTGGCTCGCTTCACTGTTCGCATCACGGACTGTGGACCTTTCGTCTCAATGCACAATTGATTGACCACGATCCGTTCACCTAAGTTGAGTTGCAAAGTAGTTTCCATTTGACTTCTCCTTTCAATACCCACCGCATTTGGCGCGGCGTCAACTATCACGCACTGAAATACGTTATACTGAACATGAGTTGTGTGTTGGCCTGGATGTCGGCAGCCAAGGCCGCTGGATTGCCCGCTGACCACTTTTGTACAATAGCAGTAGTAGTGTTTATAGCCACATATCCTGTCAGCATCGTTGTGGCGGTATTGATCAGATTCGAGCCATAGACCGCGACTGCTGAATAAAACTGAATTCCATTTGCGCAAGTGAATGGAAGCCCGTTGAGAGTCAAGATTCCAACCGGACTAGATACCGACGAAACATTCAATAGGCCAGTCACCGTCACCAGTCGTCCTATTTTCGTATAGGACAGTGTATTGATGTTGAGGGTGACCGTGCCACTCGTGCCGCACGTCAGTGTCACGGTGACTGTGCCTTCTTCATAGTCATCCAGTGTATTGACGCCAGCCGATGCCGCCTGCACTGCCGGGAATGTAATCTGTCCACCCGTGACTGTCAACACTCCATCTATAATCAGGGAATCAGGCGTTCGCCATGTATCCGCCCCACCCCGATACCACAACACGTCACTGACAGAACCGGCCTGCAATCCGCCTGTCGCTCCATCAGTCAAGGCAGTCAGAAATTTGCCACTGGCTATCGTGTTGCTATCTGTGAACGCGTTGGCCGTTCCGAGCAAGGCCGCCGTGCCCGTTGCGGGGACAGTTAGAGTAGCGGTAGCACTTGCCGCGAGAGTTAGGACATTCGCGCCACTCATAATCAATACAGACTCTTGGATTTGATAGGTTCCTGTCCAGCTTGCAATACGTCCCGCCGTCACAGAGCCTATCTGCGTAACATAGGCAGACGCATCTGCCCATGACATATTACCAGCGCCATCATTGGTCAGCACGCCTACTGCGTTGATGGGAATCGTCCAGACAGTTGCCGCCGCTGCCCCCGTTGCCAGAGTCAGCGTGTTTGTGCCGGTCTTGATTAGGGTACTAGCCTGTAGTGTGTTGACATCAGTCACCCATTCTGCAATACGCCCTGCTGTGCCTGTACCCGTCACTGCCGTGCCTGTTTTGGGCACGGTCAGCGTATATGTTCCAAGTGCAAGCGTGCCCCCACCCGAGATAGTGGTTGCTGCATTGGGCAAGGTCAGACTACAGGATGTGCCACCGCCCAATAGAGAGAAGCCTGTGGCGGCAAGAGTCAACGATCCAGTATTTTCTAAGGTAATGGCGGCATTCGCCAGAGTGGTCGAACCAGTTACCGTCAAAGTCTTGGCCGATGTGATATTCAAATATCCAGCAGACCAGCCTGGATTGAATGGAGTAGCCCCCGTCACCAGAAATTGATACTGAACCGTGCCCACTCCAACCAATGCGGGTGCAACAGTGATTGCATGAGTGTGAGTCGTCGTTGTTACAGCATTGGTTGTAGCACTCGTTAGGGTGCTTGGCGTCCCTAGAGTGATAACTTGGTTTGTGAGTCCAAGTCCATGATTGGGAGAGGCCAGAGTAACATCACCCGTATTTGTGCCCGAGAGTGTCACTACTCCAGCAGAGTTCATCACACGAATCTCACCTGATGCACTATAGAGCGATACTCCATTCGCCAAAGTGCCCACCGGAGCCGTACCGTTGAACAGGTCTAGATGAGTTGTGCCTTCGGTTGTTGCACGGAGCGCATTGCTACCAAGCTTGAGATTTGCCGTTGGAATGTAGACATAGGAAGCCAATATTGACAGTGGAATAAAGGCATCGTCCGCAGTGTTTTTAGCGTACCAATACGCGCCATACGTTGAATTGAAATATGGACAGAATCTAAG